AGTGTTTGTAATGCAATACACAAAACCATATGCTGCAGAAGGTACAGCTACTGTGCTGACCCAATGTCCAAGATCATCCATTATGTGGTAGTTATGGGTGCACGTCGTTGAATTCTACCACGCTTACCTCGTTTTGCACCTAATGCTTTTGGAATTCTCGTATCACCAGTTGCATAAAAATCCGATCCTCCAGGTACTGCACCACCTTGATTTGTTTGAGCTCCAAGTCCAAAGACAGTTGACGTCATCATTTGCTCCATGATCTGTGCACAAGTTTCGTCAAATTTAAATTTCTTCACAACACTATTTAGTTGATTTTGGAGTTGTATCGTACATTATACTTTTATGGAATTGTTGGAAAGGTACGTAAAAGAGATTACTGAAGATCTTAAAATTGACGAATTTAACATCAAAGATGTTCAGATGCGTCTACCTTCGCGTAAGCATTTCTGGGTTGCACGATTGATCAATCACAAGATTGAACTTGAACGATTAAAGGTGCAAAAAGATCGTCGACGTAAAAACATGATGCAACAACTTGCAGACAATGCACCAGTGAAGATGTCCACTGCAACGTTGGGTCAATCGATCGATTCAACTGATGATATTGTTGATCTAAATCAAAAGATCCGAGAAAATGAATTGATCATTGAATTGCTTGAAAAAACTGAACGTAATTTTTCTAGCTGCACGTACGATATTGGCAACATCATCAAAATCATTCAATTGGAACAGCAATGATTCAGATTGATTATGATGCAAAACGACGCAAAGGTGTCATCAGCGGAGAATACTTTGATATCATTCGTGAGTATTTTTCTGTTGATAATCCTGCATCACGTTTTCTCAAACATCGACGATTCATTCCTAGGAGAATATACGCAATCACACCAACCGGTCAATTTGATATTGGATTGGTAGGTGAGTTGCAAAAGTTTTTAATTGAACGAGACATATGTACCGAGTTGCACATAACTCCTGCAGCACAGAGTGTTTTATATCCTAGTATAAAGACTGATCATGTTGAGCCTCTAGCAATACCACTGCGCGACTATCAGACAACAGCAATTCGTAAATGTGTTGCTGCAGGTAGAGGAGTGGTGTTGCTGGGCACTGGTGCAGGTAAGACTCTCACATGTGCAACGTTGATAGAAAACTACTATAAAGATCATGATCCAGATACGTTTAAATGTCTAGTGATTGTTCCTGATCTTGGTCTGGTCAATCAAACGTACAATGACTTCATTGAGTACAAGGTGAGTTTCAAGCTCACCAGGTGGACGGGCTCCATCACACCTGATCTTACATCCAGCGTCATCATCGCCAATACCGCCATACTGCAGAGCAAGTTTGACGCAAATGAATGGTTACGTCATGTTGATGTTGTGATTGTTGATGAAACTCACAAAGCAGGTAAAGGCACGGGATTGAGTAAAATCCTTGATCAAATCAACACCCCTCACAAATTTGGCTTCACAGGGACTCTTCCAGAAGACAAAATGAACAGATGGGCAGTACTTGGGAAGATAGGACCAGTGTTGATTGAGAGGAGTTCTCATGATCTTCGTGCTGCGAATTATCTGGTAAATGTTACGGTCAAGATGATGCAATTGCACTACAAAACCCAACCACCCAAGATATTGGTTAAAGAGCACGCAACACAAGCCTATCAACAAGAATTAGAATTTATTTATGGTAATGCTTTTCGCAATCGCGTGATTCAAACCATGTGTGCAAATTTTTGCAACAACATACTCGTGCTGGTTAATCACATTGAACACGGTGAAGCGATGACCAGTTGTTTGAACAGCTTGACCAACAAGCAGGTATTTTTTATTCGTGGTGAAGTAGAAGTAGAAGATAGAGATCGCGTCAAGCACATCATGGAAAACAACAATAATGTTGTGTGTGTTGCCATTAGTTCTATCTTTTCTACTGGCGTCAACATCAAGAACATACACATGATCATATTTGCTGCAGGTGGCAAGAGTTTCATCAGAACTGTTCAATCAATTGGTCGTGGACTACGACTGCATCCAACCAAGGATGGGTTAACCATCATCGACATTGCTGATGCGTTGGATTATGGTATCAAGCACGCAACACGTCGACAAGAAATATACCGTGCAGAACAAATCAATTATACAACACATAAAATAATTGAAAAGTAAGTTGCAATTGCATGCATTGACATACAATCAAGTTATGTATGTCAGACAAAACAACTAAACCCAAAGTTAAAGCAGTAGCCCGTGTAGGTAAAGAAAAGCATTACGTCAATGCTGAAGAGCTTAAGCAGGCAATTGCAAAGTATTACGAGACTGATGATTGCACAAATTATCTTTGCGAGTGCATCAACAAGATTGCTCAAGGCTTGAGCTTCTCTCCTTCATTCATCAATTATTCATACAAAGATGAGATGGTTGGAGATGCAATTGTAAAGATGTTTTCAGCTCTCAAGCGCAAAAAGTTTGACGTAACATCTCTAACAAGTCCCTTTAGCTATTTTACTACCATTGCTTTTCACGCATTCATCAACCGCATCAAGAAAGAGAAGAAGCATCATGAAGCCATCACTGCATATCGTGACAGCAAATATGAAGAACTTCTCACCAGTGGCGAGATCAACATATATGTAAAACCAGCAGTTGATCACGACGATGAGAGCGGTTATACTTGGGACGGTGAGTAAAAACTACTTTGCAAATACCAAGATAGCTGTCTTCTCTGATCTGCATATTGGTGTGCACCAGAACTCAAGATTCTGGCACAACATTGCTAAAGATTGGGCAGATTGGATCATTGCTGATCTCAAGCAGCGTGACATTAAAGATGTTGTGTTTTGTGGAGACTATTTTCATACGCGCGATGAGATATCAGTAGATACTATTCACTTTGGATCGCGGTTGTTGGAGTTGTTCAAAGACTTCAATATCACCATGATCACAGGTAATCATGATTGCTATCTGCGTGATAGCTCTGACATCAATTCACTAGCACCGTATGCCCAGTGGAGCAACATCAACCTAGTAGACTCAATTCAGCATGTTGAGTCTCATGGCCGTAAATTTAGTTTTGTTCCGTGGGGAGAAAAGATTCAAAACATCCAAAAGTCTGACATCGTATTTGGACATTTTGAGATCAATTTCTTCAAAATGAACACCTTCTTCATTTGTGATCATGGAGTTGATGCTGATGAATTGTTGAAAAAAACTCCGCTGACAGTATCAGGACATTTTCATTTGCGTGATGAACGCAAATATACAGATGGTACCATATTGTATGTTGGTAATCCATTTCAAATGGACTTCAATGATGCAGGTACAAGCAAAGGATACTACATCATGGACGTTACTGATAATACGTACGTCTTTCATGAGAACAAAATATCACCCGTTCATCACAACATAACCTTATCTTCCATGGTGCATGCTGGTACCATTACTGCTGAAGTTAAAGATCAGGTGCGCAACAACTTGATCAAACTAAAAATTGATAGAAGAATATCTCCTGATGATATTGACGTGTTGTTGACCAAGATGCGTCAATACAGCCCACAACAGTTTGTTGTAGAGTATGAAACTAATTTTTGTGATTATGATCTAGATGGTGATCGCAAGGACTTATCAGGCATTGATATTGAGCAAGCAATGAGAGAGTTTATAGACTTAATGGACATCAACAATCGTCAAGAAGTAATTGATTACACCTTGGAATTATACAAGAAGATCAGAAAATGAAGCGCATCAATTTTAATCAAGTTCAGATCAAGAATTTTCTATCCATTGGTGAAACACCTGTAGTGCTAGACTTCAAACCCGGACTGCACATCATTACAGGCATCAATCGCGATAAGATTGATCGTCGTAATGGCATTGGCAAGACAAGTGTCATTGAATCCATATACTTTGCGGTATTTGGTCAGACCATTCGTGAACTAAAAAAAGATCTGATACCCAACAGCTTTACCAATGGCACGTGCCAGGTTTCTTTAGACTTTACAGTAGAACAGAATGGCAAAGTTGATGTATACCGTATCAACCGAACACTCAATCCAACCAAGCTACAGTTCTTCATTAACGGGGTAGAGGCAACAAGAGACAGCATCAAAAACACTGAAGAAGATATTCATCGCGTGCTGCATGCAACACCAAGTGTGTTTGAAAATTGCGTGATCATGACGCTCAACAACACCACACCATTCATGGCCAAGAGCAAGGTGGATAAACGTAAGTTCATCGAAGGAATCTTCAATCTAGAAATATTCAGTCAGATGATGTCGGTTGTTCGTGACGAATACAGTGACAACAAGCGTGTGTATGAAGTAGAGTTGACCAAGTTTGAAGAAGCAGAAAATACTGCAAAGAGTTTGGTTACACAACGTCAGACCATTCTTGATACCCGTGCACAAAAGATTGTAACGTATCAAGGTCGTAAAACTTCCAACGCTAATGAAAAGCAGAAGTTGATTGAAGAGATGGCTGCACATGTAGAGATTGATGTAGCTGCAATCGGCACGCAATTGCAGCAGCTTAACGAAGGCATTGTGACATGTGATGCAAAATTGGAAAAACTTACCGAACTTAAATCCAAGGTAGCTGCTACCATTAACCAACATCGTTCTACATTATCCAAGATTGGTACCAGTGCAAGTAAATGTCCAGTTTGTTGCAAACCAGTTACTGATCACGACAAAGAGCAGATCGAAGTAGAACGCACTACGTTACTCGATCAAATTACCAAGTTGGAAGAACAGCATGCTACTTGTGCGACCAAGATTGATAACGTAAAACAGAAGAAAGCTTCCATCAACAAACTCATCACCAAATGCAACACCAAATTAAATGAAGTGCAGTTGCAAGAACAAAAACGATGCAACATATCGGTCAGGATGCAGCAGCTAGATGAGTGGCTGTTGCAATTGGATGACGACATCACGTCATTACAATCTACCAATACCGAGGTAGATGAACTGCTGAAGTCTACACAGACAAGAGCTCAAACAACACGAGATATTGTCAATCGTCATCGTCAACACCTCAACCTGCTCGATACTGTAAAATACATCGTATCAGAAGAAGGCGTTAAATCATACATTGTCAATAAAATTCTTGAATTGTTCAACAACATCTTGGCAGGGTATCTTCGCAAGATGGACGCAAATTGTTTGTGTTATTTTAATGAATATTTTGAAGAAGAAATCATCAACGAAAAAAACAAGATATGTTCATATTTCAACTTCTCAGGTGCAGAGAGAAAAAATGTAGACTTTGCATGTTTGTTTACTTTCATGGACATGCGTAGATTGCAAGGAGACGTAGTGTACAACATCAGCATATATGATGAGCTGTTTGATTCTTCATTGGATGAAAAAGGTGTAGAGTTGGTGACCAACATTCTCAAAGAACGCGTCACCAAACACAACGAATGTGTGATGGTCATCAGTCACCGTAAAGAAAGTATTCAACACGCAACAGGTGATGTAATATTTCTAGAAAAACAAAATGGCATAACACGAAAGATAGATTACAATCCATTTGTAGATAACTAATCTCAACGGTCATGTTTACGCCTAAACTCAATACTCTTCCCATGGGGCTAAAGCCTGTAGCTCCTGCTGCAGCTGCAACTCCCTCACCAGCAGCTGCACCACAGCCTGAACGCCCTCTCAGAGTTGTACACTACAATGCGGATCATTCAGGGTGTGGGTTGTGGCGCATGAGCTGGCCTGCACACCTCATCAACTTTCATGGTAAAGCCATGATAACTGAATCAACTGTGATGATTCTAGATCCCAAGTGGTATGCAGATGTAAAAGCTATTCGTGTGCAACGTCAGGCAACTCCCTCACAGAAAGCATTTGTACAGCATCTTAAAAACATGCAGAAAGATATTGGATTCAAGCTCATCTATGAGGTTGATGACGTTATTTTTCGCGAAGATATTCCTGATTACAACAAGTTTAAGTTTGCATTTGTAGCTGATGAAATTCGTCAGAGTGCCATCGACATCATCAACATGTGTGATGAAGTGACTGTCACTTGTGACTACATGCGTGACTTGTATCGTGAGCGAACTGGCAAGCAAGAAATTACAGTTATTCCAAATTTTGTTCCTCGCTTCTGGATGGGCAACTTCTTTGATGAACGTCGTGTGAGCATGAACTATGACAAACACAAAAAACGTCCTCGTATTCTGTATGCAGGATCAGGAGCACACTTTGATGTTGAGAACAAAGTGGGTCAGCGTGATGATTTTGAGCATGTTGTAAAAGCCATCATTGATACTAGACACAAATATCAATGGGTGTTCATTGGAGCGTACCCACTAGGGTTGAAACCATACATTCAGAATAGAGATATTGAATTTCATGAATGGCAAAAACTGTACAATTACCCCAAAAAGATTGCAGATCTTGAAGTGCAGATGTCAGTAGCGCCCTTGCAAGACAACAGCTTCAACCGAGCCAAATCAGATCTAAAGTACATTGAAGCATGCTGTTATGGTATACCAGTAGCATGTCAAGACATGGAAACTTACAAGAACGCTGAGATTAAATTCCGTACTGGAGCGGAGATGATTGCATGCATTGAAGAGGAGTTAGGACGTGCGGGTAGGTACAAGAACCAAGCCATTCAACGGCGCAAGGTGGCTGAAAATCGTTTCATGGAGCATGATAAAAATCTTGATTGCTACATGGAACTATACACACTACCATACCGTGATGCAAAGCGTGTGAATCTTGCACGATACAATCCTTGATGCCTCACGATGCGCAGTATACCATGAGGTATGCTAGGTTATCGTAATGCGTGTTATAATCCACGCGAACAAACTGTAGAAGTATATACTTGGTCAGAAGAAGGTGCTCGTATAAGTTATACGACTCGATTTGCTCCATACTTCTTTGTGGAAGATCCCAAGGGAGATGAAATGAGTATATTCAATACTCGTTTGCGCAAGCGTGCGTTCAACACAGGTTTTGACAAGACCAAGTATCTTAAAGAAACTGGTCTCAAGCGATTGTATGAAAACTTTGGAGTAGTGCAGCATTGCTTGATGGATTTGCATTGGCAACACAATGAAGATGAAGAATTCTCCAAGTTTCCACTCAAGATATACTACATTGATATTGAAGCTGTAGCAGAGACGTTTCCAAATCCTACAACAGCAGAGCATCCCATCAACGTGATCACCATCTTTGATAGCATGAGTGATTGCTTCTATAGTTGGGGATTGAAGCCACACCAACCTAAAGATGATGCAGTCAAGTATGTATATTGTAAATCAGAAGTAGATCTGCTGACCAACTTCATTGAGTTTTTCAAGAACGATCCATGTGACATCTTGAGTGGTTGGAACAGTGCAAACTTTGATATTCCATACATCATCAATCGCATCAAGAACATCCTGGGTGATGCAGCGGTGAATGAGCTCTCTCCTGTAAAGCGTGTATATTTTAGAACGTTCATGGGCAAATTTGGAAAAGAACAGGTAAACTATCACATTGATGGCATCTCGTGTGTTGATTATCTTGACATTTACAAACGGTTCTCGTTCACCAACCGAGAAAGCTACAAGTTGGATTTCATCGGTGAGCTTGAATTGGATGAGCGCAAAGTAGATTTTGGTGACCGAGACCTGTTGACGTTGATGAAAGAAGATTGGGATGTGTTCGTAGATTACAACATTCAAGATGTTCGTTTGCTGGTCAAACTAGAGAAAAAACTGCAGTACATCAATTTGTTGAGAATGCTAGCGTATGTTGGTCTTACAACGTTTGAAGGTGCAATGGGTACGCTCAGCGTGATTACAGGTGGTGCAGCAATTCAGGCTCGTCGACGTGGTCAACGTGTGTCGACATTTGTGCGTGATGAAGATGATGGTAGTAAAAACCCTGGAGCATATGTTGCAGAACCGTTACCAGGGTTTCAGGAGAGCATTGTGAGTTTTGATGCCAACTCGCTGTATCCAAACGTGATGATTAGTCTCAATATGTCACCAGAAACCAAGGTTGGAAAGATCATAGAATCAGACGACAAGCATATAACAGTTAGACACGTCAATGGACAGATCTTCAAGTTGACCAAAGAGAAGTTTGCAAAGTTTGTAAAGAAAGAAGAGATCGCAATATCCAGAGCCAAGGTGCTGTTCAGTCAGAAGACCAAAGGCATCATACCAGCCATGGTGGATCATTATTATCAGAAGCGCAAAGAGGTGCAGGTAGAGATGGAAAAATACGAACGAGAGCTTGAAGCAGTTGAAAACCAATTAAAACAAATACAATGAACACATGACAGCAAAACAATTACAACAGCGCAAACTAGAGCTTGAGACCAAGATCAAGCAACTAGATGCTAAACAGTTGAGTCTCAAGATTTTAATAAATTCTACGTACGGATTTCGTTAAGTCCCATCAAGTTAGCGATAATTGATGAAAATCTCTTTAATTGCTGGAAACCTAAAGCCGCAAGCTATGGCAATCAGCAGCGAAGCTTCAACAGAAGAACGTTCAACGACTATCACGCAAGTGAGTAGACACAAGTGTGTCGAAACGGGAGACACCTCTAGTAGGTGATGATATAGTCTCATCTGCATGGAAACATGCAGCAGCTCGCAAGAGCGCAAACGACAGTAACGCGTCGGTTGGAAGATAATGATTTTGGCAACAAGCAAGCACCAATTGGTGATGATGATATTGCATCATCCATCACTTTAACTGGTCAGGCAGTAATCAAGCAAGCTAGAGAAATTGCAAAACAATACATTAGTGAGCAATCAGGTGTAACTGATCCAAAGCTTCTCGAGACAGTTGCAACTTATGGCGATACTGACTCTGTGTTTTTATCCATCAAACTAATACCTGTTAAATTTAGCGTAAATGGTAAAATTACTCCTGAAGCATATCAGCATGCAGCGCAGCTTAACGATCGACTAAATGTTGATATTGTTACGTATGCGCAAAAAGCATTCAATTCAAAAGATTGTAGGTTTGTGTTCAAACGTGAGGCATTGGCTGATACTGGGTTGTTTCTAGAAAAGAAGCGCTATGTGATTCATTTGCTTGACAACAAAGGTTTTGCATGTGACAAATGGAAGTACACTGGTGTTGATGTGGTGCGTACCACCATGCCCAAGGCCATCAAACCATATGTTAAACGAGTGATTGAGACCATGTTGATCACCAAGTCAGTTGCAGCGACCAATCAAGTGCTCAATGAAGCATATGATGTGTTCAATGCACTGCCCATCGAGGACATATCACGAACATCTGGCATCAAGGGATATGAAAAATACGCCAACATGTGCAACGACTTCAAGATTGCAAAGGGTGTACCCAACCATGTCAAAGCAGCATACTATCACAATCTGTTGATTGACAAGTTGAAGCTAGATCGCAAATACGAAAAGATAGCTAGTGGTGAGAAGATAAAATACTTCTATGTGCAACAACCCAACAAGTACGGAATTGACTGTGTTGGTTTCAAATATAAATTTCCTGCTGAGATGGCAGCGTTGTTTGCACCAGACCGCGAGAAACTGTTTGAGAAGATTGTGTATGCAGCCATTGAGCGCTTCTATCTAGCAGTCAACTGGACACCTAGAAAACCTTCTCAACAAGTTCAGTATGAACTGCTTGATTTGTTTGGAGAATAGCGTATTATAATCACATGTCCAAGAAGATTACTTTTATCGATCAAATCGGCAGAACGCTCCTAGCAGAGGAGGTAGCAACAACCGATACTCAACTAGTGGTAAAAAACCCTGCAATGATCAACGTCAACCAATTGCAGAACGGTCAATTGCAAGTTCAATTGTATCCCTTGTTCTTTGCAGAATTTTTGGCTGAGTCTTCTAGGATCTCAGGTACGACCTGGAAGTTTAATCTAGCACAGATTGCCACCACTGATGATGCAGTGGTGGATCAGCGACTTGTTGATCAGTATGATCGAGTATTTGGAGCAAAAGCTCCTGCAGCTTCAGCACCAGCTGAAACCCCCGTCATCAAGTTGTTTGACGACGAAGGTAAGTAGTCCGTAGTAGTGTTATCAAGAAGAGCATTAGACCTTGTGATCTTTATGGTCACAAGGTCTTTTGTCTTGAATATACTTATGCATAGTATAACATGATCACATGGATAAAGACGTTTTAAAAGCACTAGAGATCTTAGATGAAGGCAACCCATTTGCTACTTTTCTCAATCAATCAACTCTCTCACACATCGACAAGTGGATTGATACTGGTTGTTACGTCTTGAACGCCATCATTAGCGGCAAGATTAGAGATGGTGGTATACCTAGCGGTCGTATGACCATGTTGGTAGGTGAGTCCATGGTGGGCAAGAGTTTGTTTGTGCAGAAGATTCTTGCAAATGCTCAACGCCAAGGACTGATACCTGTAATTTTTGATACTGAGAATGCAATCGATCCAGAAGGTGCCACAAGGCTAGGGCTTGATACCAGCAAGGTGAAATACATTCCAACGTTCAACATTGAACAGTGCCGCAACAACATTCATAAATTCTTATCCAACGTCAAAGAGCAAAAGCTTGAAGGTAAGTTCATCATTGCGATTGACTCATTGGGCAATCTAGAGAGTCAGATGGAGCAAAATCGCATTGAAAAAGAATCCACCAGCATGGACATGGGTACACGTGCACGTGCCATCAAGTCACTACTACGTACATGTACTCAGATGAGCGCTATTACCAATACACCCATCATCATCACCAATCACATTTATGATAACCCTGGTGAGTTACATCCAACATTGGTAAAGTCAATTCCGGGCGGAAAATCGACTTTGTATATGCCCTCGCTCACTGTTCAACTGATGCGTAAACCTGTAAAAGAAGATGTGGTTAAATCAGAAACTGGCAAGTTAGCCACACTACAGCGTAACTACGTAGGTGTCATCATTCGTGCACTAACGGTGAAGAATCGCTTCATCAAACAATATCTTGAAGGTGAGGTATACCTAAGCTTCAACACCGGTGTTGACAAATATCATGGTCTCCTTGATCTAGCAGTTGGTCTTGGTGTCATCGAACAGTCTGGTGCAACTTACGCCTTTCAGGGACAAAAGCTTGGATATGCCAAGAGCTTTCAGAATGATGTAGAATTCTGGGAAAACAAGATCATCCCGTTGATTGAAGACAAGATTCGTGTTGAGTGGGCGTATAGCTCTGAGCAAGCTGTTGCCGAAGTAGACGACTCTACAGTTGAGGATGCAGCGTAATTTCATAACTAATTACATCATATGAACTCCATTGGAACCATCACACAACGTTTGCTTGACGTATTTGGCAGCAAACCCATGACCATCAGAACAGAATCCAACGTGCTCATCATCAAGGCTGGCAATGCTGAAACGCGATTTGTCAATTGGCAAGACGTTGCTCTTGAAGAAATTGTGCAGTCGGTGCAGGGATGCTTGCATGAATCTGCAGATGCAAGAGTTTTGTTGAGAGGATGAAAAAAAGAAAAAAAGAGTAACTTCTGCTTTCATTTAGCATAAATATTTGATATGCCACTAACAAAAGTTACATCTTCTCTGATCAACACCATCAGTGCTACACAAATACAAACTGTTGCAGCTGATGCAGGTAAAGTACTTACTAGCAACGGTTCTACGCTAGGCTGGACTGCTAGTAGCAGTTTTGGTGGTAGTGGTTCTTTACCAACAGGTACTATAATTGATTTTGCCGGAACCAGTGCACCAACTGGATTTTTAGTCTGTCCTACTTCAACTACAAACATATCGCGCACTACTTACGCCGATTTGTTTGCGGTTATAGGCACCACTTATGGCTCCGGTAATGGCAGCACGACTTTCGGGCTACCCACTTTCACTGCTGATTTTGCAAAAATTCAAGCAAATAGCAATGTGGGAACAGCCACTACAGGGTCTGTGATTGCCCATAGCCATACATACACTGGGCCTTCTGGCAGCGCGCTGAATGGTCCTGATACTAATGCATGCTTTTTCGGGGGATTTACGGACACGCCGACAGGATCAACTGGTGGAACAAATAACATTGCAGCGGGCCGTAGAATGCTGTTCTGCATCAAATTTTAACAACTAATAATTATGACAAAACGAGTCTATATATTCGACGGGCCTAATAATTCATTCACCGGGTTTTGGAATTGCCAAGAATCACCATTAGAACCTGGTGTGTTTATTCAGCCAGTAGCATCAACTGAAGTTGAGCCTCCGACTTTCAGCGGAGAAACTCACACATGTTGCTGGGATGGTTCTAAATGGGTTGTTAACGAAATTCCAACCCCTGCACCTGCTCCAGTACCTGCTCCAGTACCACAGCAAGATACAACTACGCCGACGGTAGTATGACTGTGATTCCTCGCTCACATAAGTTTGGGAATTTGCAACTTACAATTTACGATTTTCCAAACGTGGGCGACATTTTGCCCCGCCACACTCACACAGTGTACAATGCCCACATAACCATTGTGGCAAAGGGCAAGATTCGTGTTACAGCTGGAGACTGGACGCAGGATGTCGAGTGTGGTAAGGTGTTGGATCTACCGGCTAATCAGGAACATGAGTTTGTAGCAATAGAAAGCGATAGCATAATTGTTAATATTGTCAAAAATGTGCTCAAAGATGTTATAACAACGCCGTAGTACTAAGTAATTGCAAGTAATCAAGCATACACAATAGTGTGTTTGGTGTGATGCTGCGATAAAGCACAACTGCTACATAGCAGCAGGTAATAGCAGTTATTATGATGTGGCTACAGTAAGTGTGGCAGTATTTGCGTAATTAAAAATGACCCTATCTCATTGATCTTCCTGCACAACCACATACAATCAGCGTATGAATCGTGTGATTGTTCCGGTATCTGGTGGCATGGACTCAACAGTTCTTCTGCACTGGGCGTGTACTCAATTTGATGTGGTGCATGCACTATCATTTGATTATGCACAGCGTCATCGTCGAGAACTTGCGTGTGCAGAGCAACAAGTGCAGATTTGCAGCGCTAAATACGCAGCTACGGTAACTCACAAAACCATTGACATTAGCTTCATCAGGGACATTGCACCAACAAGTTCATTGACCAATGATGATATTGCAACTCCTGATGTGAGAGTCATACGAGGTGAAGCTCAACCCAAGAGCTACGTACCCAATCGCAACATGATGATGTTGAGCATTGCGACTGCATATGCAGAAGCTCAAGGAGCATCAACTGTATGGCATGGAGCTGCACAAGCAGATAGCCTTGCAGGGTATTTTGATGGCGATACAACGTTTGTTGAAGCGATGAACGCTGTAAATGCTCTCAACCGTGAACATCGTGTGACCATTGAAGCTCCATTGATCAACATGAACAAAGCTGATATTGTCAGAAAAGGTGTGGAGCTTGGAGTAGACTTCACCAAGACATATACGTGTTATGCTGGGGGAGAGTTGGCTGATGCAAATTCTGCAAGTAGTAGTCTGAGACTAGCCGGTTTTTTGGAGGCGGGTTACGTTGATCCCATTAAATACATACAACAAGATCGATTGGATCAAGTGTATGTACAACGAGGATGCCGACCCATTAACTGAGTATTCAACAGTTTGGATTGATCATGACTGCTTTGCACAAGCAGTTGCGCAACAGTTCTCAACAGATGCTTTTGTAGAT